ATGATTCACTGTAAACGCGTTTATGATCCGGCAGAGCCCGGCGACGGTTACCGCGTCCTGGTTGACCGACTCTGGCCGCGCGGTATGAAAAAAGAGGCTTTGCGCTACGATGAATGGTGCAAATCGCTCTCGCCCTCTTCGGCGCTACGTAAAGCGTTCCACGGCGAGGCGATCGATTTTGTCAGCTTCAGTCAACAGTATCGCGAAGAACTCGACGCCCGGCGCGACGAAGGATTGCGTCTCGCCGGGCTGGCTCGCCAACAGCCATTAACCTTGCTGTATGCCGCCAAAGATACCCGGCAAAACCATGCGCTGGTGCTGGCTGAGTGGCTGGAAAACCTGTCTGCCGGCGAGGCTACGCCTTAGCGGGGTGATCCCGGCGCCACAGCTCCCATTCATCGAGGGTTTCCCCGCCGGGCAGCTTACAGTCGCTGCGCACGCCCTGCGGCGTCTGAACCGGTATCAACTTACCGCCCTTCTGACCGCAGTAAACCGAGGCCGGGTTCGCCATGCCGATAGACTTCGGCGGCGGCGGCGCATCCTGCGGCTGCGGCTGCTTCGCGCAGCCGGCCAGGGCCAGCGGCAGCAGCATTATCATCCACTTCATTTCTGCTCCTTCTTTGCACAGAGCACGTATTTGCCCTGATTCTTCATGGTTTCTCCATTTTAACTACACTTTTGCCGCGTAGAGTAGCGCTTGTTCTCGAACTGACCAGAGAACAGATCATTCCATAATCAATGAGTTTTCCCCGTCGCCCCCGACGGGGCTTTTTTTTGGGCGTTAACAAAATGAAATAAAAGGATTTGTTTCAGAAAATGTCCACATATCGACCACATTGACCACATTTACAAGAATAGCCCCCTCTCTAGGGGGCTATTTTTATACCGCAAGACTAAGTTGACTGTTGCCGTAATGAGAAGCCGGGAAAGCATCGCTGGGGATAAAGCCTGGCGGCAAAGGGTCTGTACTGGTTGAGCGCTTTGTTACCCTGCGCTCTACGGTGTTCAGCGTCGTGAATGACTCGCTGCATTCAAGATTCTGGCACTGATGATATTGCCGGATGGTGAACTCGCTTAACCGGCGGCTGGTGCGGGTGCGGGCATTTGCGCCGCAGTATGGACAAACAAACATGATGATCTCCCATAGGGAGTTGAACTCACGCCTATTATGGCCGCTACTGTTCAGTTTCTGCAATCCAGTCGCTTATTTTCGCCTCAAGCTCCATTTGCGTGGTAAATCCGGTATCACCGATCACATGTTCCGCTCTGGCAATAATCCAGTCCTGAGAATCAATTTCTGACTTAAAGCCCGACACGTTCAGATGCATACCCGGATATAAATCGGCGCGGCCGCGCGCCAGGGTTATTGAGAACTGTGCGGCCCCTTTCTGAAGTTGTATCCATTTCGCCGCAGCGGCGCGCCTGGCCGCCGTTTCGTTCTGATAGGTTTTACGCAAAACGTACACATTGCCTTCAGCGCCTTCCATGTAATCCCCCTCGGGGCGGCTGCTTTTCTCCTCCGTTTTTTTTCGGGCAGTATTTGTTTTGCGCTTAGTGACCTTGACCGGTTTTTTCTTGCTGAAATTAAGATCCAGCCAGTACGCCCGCACGCCAGTGTAAGCATCGCGATCGGCAATGCGGAACCTGTGACGATCTCCGCTGGCACGGGTTATTTCAGCCGATGGCAGCGCCCTGCCGGATGCACTGACGCCGCCCCCAGGCAGGATAAACAGCAGACAGCCATTTTTCACGGTGGCGATGGCCCCCAGCATCTCCGCCATGCGCGTTAAAAACGACATGTCGCTCTCTTCGGTCTGATCCGCATGGTCGATCTCAATGTCGATCAGGGCCTCGCTAATCATCGGCTTCAGGTCATAACGCCGGGCAATGGCCGACACCACCCGCTCTACCGTCACGTCATGCCAGGACACTTCACGCCTTACGTTCATCTCTTCGCGAAAATCGGCGCTGTGCGCGGTGATGTCGATAACATCCGGCGGCCCGTTATGTCCCACCTCATCAACGGTGTAGAGACCTTTGTAGATCAGCGCCTCTCCCAGCCAGCCGATTGACACCGCCAGCTCCGCACCACGTGGGGGTAAATCCGTTACGCCGTCGGAGTCATCCACTGAAAGGGTTAACTGGTCCGCATCAAAACCGTTGTTATCTGTCACAGATAGCGAAGTGATGCGGTCAGCCAGTTCGGTGAGTACAACCCCACCCAGGGTAATACTAAAATCCGGCTTCTTAACGACGTCACTTAATTTTTCTAAGTACGCTTCGGCTGCTGTTGTCAGTGTGTCTGCTATCGACATAACTCCCCCGTTTTTTGCTGATGATTCCACGCCCGCGCGCGGGGCTGAATCCCTTTTTGTTGTCAGCGAACGGGCAGACCGGCAACCAGGCGACGCCAGCAGACTTAACGTTGAATATTGCCCTGAACTCAAAGAGCAACATGATGGTGAACTTATGTCTGAAACTCGTTTTCACGGCGTCCGCTCTCGCGAAAATACCGACCTACAGCAGGCAATCAATGACATTGATTCCAGCGTGATCGGTATTGTCGCGGTTGCTGATGACGCCGACCCGGAAACCTTCCCGCTCAATACGCCGGTACTGCTGACGCGGGTGCGTAATGTGCTTGGCAAGACGGGTAAAACCGGGTCGCTTTATAAAACCCTCAAAGCCATTTCCGACCAGTGCAGCCCGCGTGTTGTGATTGTTCGGGTGGAAGAGGCTCCCGGTAACGGCGCCAGCCAGTCTCAGGCCGTTATTGGCGGAACTGATGGCGATAGCTACACAGGAATGTATGCCCTGCTGACGGCGGAAGCCAAAACCGGCTATCGTCCGCGCATTCTGGCGGTGCCGGACTACGACACCGAGGAAGTGACGTCACAGCTTTGCGTAATTGCCCAGAACCTGCGGGCTTTTGTTTATGCCGGTTGTAACGGCTGCGCCACCATGGCGGAGGCTATCGCTTATCGCAAAACCTTCGCTTACCGCGAGCTGATGCTGATCTGGCCGGACTTCATTGCTTACAACCCCCTGACGGATGATAACGAAACGTTCCCTGCTCCGGCTTATGCCTGCGGACTACGTGCCGCCATCGATAACAGCCAGGGCTGGCACAAATCGCTGTCTAACGTTGTGGTGAATAACGTTCTGGGTATTTCGAAAGATGTTTTCTGGGCGCTACAGGCAGAAGACAGCGACGCGAACGAGCTTAACAACAACGAAATCACAACGCTTATCAAGCGCGACGGTTTCCGTTTCTGGGGTAACCGCACCACGGACACCGAAACCTACACTTTTGAGGTGTTTACCCGTACCGCGCAGATCCTGGCGGACAGCATTGCAGAGGCGCAATTTACCTCTGTTGACAGCCCACTCACTCCGGCCAACGTGAAAGATGTGGTAAGCGGCATCCGCTCTGCTCTCAGTAAAAAAGTCACTGCCGGCCAGCTTATCGGCGCTGACTGCTGGTATGACACGCTGGACAACGGCACCACGGATTTGCGCCAGGGAAAGCTGATTGTGCGCTATAGCTACAGCCCGGTCCCGCCGCTGGAAGATCTGACGCTCTACCAGACCTTTACCGATGATTTTTACGAACCGGCGTTCGCGTCGCTCGGGGGTGAATAATGGCTGTTCCTCACAAACTGCGGCTTTTTAGCTGCTTCGTTAACGGCGATAACTATCTGGGAAAAGTAACCTCCTTCACCCGGCCCAAACTGTCACGAAAGGTAGAGGACTATCAGGGCGGCGGTATGCTGGGCGCGGTCGGGGTTGATCTCGGCCTTGATGCTGGCGCACTTGATTCCACCGTTGTTTTTGGCGGCGTCATTAAGGCTCTGTTTCTCGAATACGGGGCAGAAATTGACGGCACGCGACTGCGCTTTGCGGGTGAATATTTCACTGATGGAGAAAGCCAGCTTGTCGAGGTAGAGCTGCGCGGGCGATTTACTGAACTCGATGGTGGAGATTCAAAACAGGGGGAAGATACGGAGGAAAGCTACACCTTTAAATCCACCTACTACAAATTCTCCATTGATGATCAGCCCATTATCGAAATCGACCTGCTGAACTTCATCTACAAAAAGAACGGTCAGAACATGTTCCCGGACCGCATCACTTCCGCCCTTGGCATGGGCAATTAATCACCTTTCAGAGGGTGGCAAAGATGCCGCCCGGAGATTTTAAACATGGCTAAAAAAACTAAAAACCTGTTCACGCTGATGCAGCCAGTAGTTCGTAAAGACAGTGAGATCGGTCAGGTGGAAATCACCGGCGCCATCAGTCAGGCCGGATCGTTGCGCGGCCTGAATCTTATCCGGGTTGCCAACATGGATGCAGACTCAATTGCCACGCTGTTGACGCGAGTCACCGCGCCTGCGCTGACACAAAAAGAAATCAACGAAATGCACACTCTGGACTTTATCGGGCTGGCAGAGCTTCTGGTCCCTTTCTTGAATCCGCCGGAGCCTGGAGCGTCGAACGGGGCGGAGACGGAGAGCGAGTAATCACCGTTGCGTTTGACCAGATTGACGATTTGGTTGCTGATATTGCCGTTATTTTTAACTGGCCGCCCTCTGAAGTTTTCGGCATGGATCTTGGCGAGGTGATAGCCTGGCGCAAGCGGGCGGCGCTTCGAAGTGGTGCCAGTGATGAAGAGTCTTGATATCCGCGTTGCGTTCAGCGCGATCGACAGGTTTACCCGCCCCGTTAATGCAGCCCGCCAGAGCGCGGGCGGCCTTTCCGACTCCCTCAGAAAAACACAATCCACCCTGAAAGGACTCGACAAGAGCAGTGCCACTTTTCAGCGAATGACCGCGGCCGTCGACAAAACCGACCGTTCCATCTCACGTGCCCGTGCCCGCTTTGATGGCTTGTCAGAAGCGCAGCGTAAAAACGGGACGCTGACGGAAAAACAGCAAACACTGATGTCCCGACTGGGTGAGCGGCTTGATCGATTGACTGCAAAACGCGTGACGGAAGTGACCCGCCTCCGTGAGAGTGCATCAGCCCTGCGCCAGCATGGCGTCATGCTTTCCGGTAGTAGCGCCACCATCGGTAACGCTATACGCCGCACAGAACAATATAACCAATCCCTTGAACGGGAAAAACGGCAACTTGCTGCGGTCACTCAGGCTCGTAAACGTTACGAGGGCGCACAGCAGATGGCCGGGAAGTTGCGTTCTGGCGGTGCCATAGCATTAGGTACAGCAACCGCTGCCGGGTACGGCGCCGGACGCTTCCTGTCGCCTGCGGTTGGTTTTGATGAGGAAATGTCAAACGTCCAGGCGCTGACGCGGCTCGATAAAAGAGATTCACAACTGGCCGCTCTGCGTTCCCAGGCAAAAAAACTCGGCGCTGAAACCGCCTTCACCACGCGCGACGCCGCCAGCGGCCAGGCCTTTCTGGCAATGGCTGGCTTTACGCCTGGTGCTATCCGTGCCGCGCTGCCAGGCGTGCTCAATATGGCACTGGCGGGCAGTATGGAATTGGGTGAAACGGCAGACATCGGCTCAAATATTCTTTCACAGTTCGCCCTCGACGCCGGGGAAATGGACCGCGTCAGCGATGTTCTGACAGGCACATTTACCCGTACCAACACCACGCTTAGCAACCTCGGCGAGACAATGAAAGTTGTCGGGCCGGTAGCAGCGGGACTTGGGATTAGCCTGGAAGAAGCAGCAGCCATGACCGGCACGCTGGCGCGCGTGGGTATTCGCGGTAGCGAGGCCGGTACGGCAATGCGTCGCTCACTCTCCCGCCTGGCCTCCCCTACTACGGCAGCCAAAAAGGCACTCAAAGAGCTGGGAGTGGAAACTGCCGACGCGAGCGGAAAAATGCGACGTCCGTTCGATATTCTTCTCGATCTACAAAAGCGTGTCTCCCGTTTCGGTGATGTGGATCAGGTTTCATTTTTCAAAGACATTGCCGGTGAGGAAGGTTTTACCGGCCTTCAGTCTCTGGTCAAAGGCGCAGGTGATGGCTACCTTCAGTCACTCTATGAACAAATCGCTGAAGCCCATAAAAACCAGGAGGCGCTCGCCGTCGCTAACAAGAAGAAAGACAATCTTGGCGGCGATTTAAAGGAGCTGGACAGCGCGTGGGAGGCGTTTCGCATTTCTGTGGCTGAGACTGTAGACGGCCCATTGCGCAGACTGACACAGGGGCTTAGCCGGGTTATTGGCAGTATTCAAAGCTGGGTAGAAGAAAACCCCCGACTTTCACGAACGTTGTTACTTACCGGTGGTACCGCTCTGGCATTGACCGCAGTAATTGGCGGTATGTCATTAGCTGCTGGTCTGCTGATGGGGCCGCTTGCAAAACTCAGGCTGGGGTTTGCGCTGCTGTCTGGCGGGAGCGGCATCGGAGGTACGGTTTCAGCATTCCGCATATTGAGTGCTGTGGGCAGCAGCTCTCTGGCAAACATTAGCGGATGGGGTGCTTTACTCGGCGGTCTGGCTGGACGCGCCAGCGTATTAACCAGATTGATGGTACCACTGCGCGGCGCGTTACTTGGCACCTTTACCTCTCCGGGGACGGTGATAAACGCCCTGTCAAAAGGCGTTGGCGGGCTGGCACTGCGGCTAACCGGGATCCCTGCTCTGCTCGGTATTGTGAAAGGTGGAATTGCCGCGCTGGGCGGTGGATTGTCATTGCTGTTGAGCCCAATCGGTTTACTGGGTGCTGCGTTTGTGGCAGCTGGGGTACTGATCTGGAAATACTGGGGACCGATTAAAGCCTTCTTTAATGGTTTTTTTACCGGCGTGATCCAAGGACTGGCGCCCGTACGAGCTGCATTTTCCAGGCTGTCTCCCGTATTCGGTGTCATTGGAGACGGTGTCAAAAAAATCTGGGACTGGTTCAGGAAATTACTGACTCCCGTTGAAGAGAATCGCGAGGCGCTGAACAAGTGCGCCAGCGCCGGGCAGACCTTTGGAGAGGTTCTGGGTGCTGCGCTTAGCGTACTGCTTTGGCCGCTTCAGAAGTTAATGGAAGGTGTTGGCTGGTTACTGGAGAAGCTCGATCTCATCCCCGATGGCCTTGAAAGAGCCAGGCTGGAAGCGGCCAGACTCAGGGCTATTCCGGTTATGTGGGAATGGAATGAAAAATCCGGGCGCATGGTTAAAAGGGTGTGGCAATGGTCATCTGAAAAGCCTGCAAGCAAAGGCAGCGCGCCGCCGCCCAATGTGCTCGGGGTAAATTCTGGAACAGAGCGGCGGCTGGGCCAAATTGCGGATAACACCAAAGGCCTTTTAGATGAAGAAAAGCGCAAACGTATCGGGCCGGGTGACATTGTATTTAAAAATCTCCCTCCAGCCCTTGCAGTACGTGGTGAATGGCAGGAGTCGAAGCTTGTCCGCCAGTCTGTCAGCGCTCGCCCGGTTATTGCCGCTGGCGAACCATTGATAAAACAGACGCAGGCATGGCAACCGGTACGCCGAAATCAAGGCACCCAGACGGCGGCTGCGGCTTCAGGTTATAGTTTTTCCGGTGATATTCATGTTCATCTGCATGACATTCAGAGCAGCAATCCGCGCGAGCTGGCTCGACTTGTTGGCGAGGCTGTCCGCGCGGAAATTGATAAAAGGCAACGTGCTGCCCGGGGTTCGTTCCGGGATAACGATTAATAAGGAGTAATAACTATGATGATTGTATTCGGACTTTTTGTATTTGAACTCAGGACACTGCCCTATCAGCAATTACAGTTATCTCGTAACTGGCGGCACGTAAAGAATGACCGTGTGGGCCGGAGCGCAAAATGGCAGTACGTTGGCGCTGGCGAGAACCAGCTGACGTTGGGTGGGCTGCTGTACCCTGAAATTACCGGCGGAAATCTGTCGTTAGGCGCTGTCTCCACTATGGCATACACCGGGCTAGCCTGGCCGCTGATCGATGGCGTCGGCTCGATCTACGGGATGTATGTCATTACGGGATTACAGGAAACGCATCAGGAGTTTGATCGCTATGGCAAAGCGAAAAAAATTGAGTTCACGCTCACATTGCAGCGGGTTGATGAAGATATCCGGGAGAGGCTGCAAAGCTCCTCTGTGAGTGAACTAATGGTAACGCTAAAAGAAGGTGCGGAGACTGTATTAAATGCAGTTCAGTAGATGCTCGACGGTCTGACTTCCTGAGTTGCAGAGCGGTCATGAATGTGTATTAGTTCAAACTCATTTAGTTTGCTATTTCTGACGATATATAATCAAGTCTAGCCGCCAGACATGAGCGAGAAGCGAACACGCAACCTGATGAATGAAAAGCAAAATCGGATGATAGAGTAAATATTAAACAGCGATAAGGAGTCCTTCTTTCCCAGTAGGGAAATCGAACATATTAAAGATCAAAAAGACATTTTCACTAAAAATCAAAGAGATAAACAAAATGACAAATCCGAAAAGTAACGATAGTGAAATGAAGTGGAAATACAGAAAATTCAAAAACTTTTTTGAGCTATGTTCACCAGAATTCAACAGCCTCATCAAGACATTGATGCCGCTCATAAGGCACGGTGGTGATTCTATACCATTAGATACACCGAGTGAGTCTCTTGAAAGTTTCACACACCTGTTAAGCGGATGGAAACAGGCGCAAAAGATAATCGCAGAAGAGTTGATTCGTAGACTCTCTCTTATTGAACATTTAGAAAAGGAGAAGAAATTAGCTCATTCAGAGAAAGACTATGAAAAGAAAAAGAAGTGCATAGGGGATATTCAAATAATTAAGTTAGAAATAAGAATATTGCGAAGATGCATCGATTCTATTGTGTGGACAATCTTAAGCAATGAGCATTCATCCATCAGACGTTTGCCTATAAACGGCACCCCAGACAATTTATCAGAATTCAATATAAATGATTCGATGAGGGTGGCAGATGAAATAAATCGCGATCCAATGGCCATCGCTATAATCACCGATATTACAACATTTATACACACCGGTGATTTGTTATCCTTAATTCCTGATCAAGGTGTTTCACTGATTGAAATTAAAAGTGGAAAAAAGAATATGGAATTTTCAAAGGCTGCAGCATTTTCGATGAAAAGCGAATGCCCACACTTTGACGATGAGTACACTAAAACGTTTGACAAAAATGATCTAAAACATTACCAAAGAACTAAGCGTCAACTTGAAAGAGCAAAAAATGTAATAGAAGCCATTAATACAGGCCAAGGGTTTGATAACTACCATCAATCGTCAGTCAGAATACATGACAGAAACTTTAGGCCATATTTTTACACGGATAACATCATCAAATTATGGTATGAAATTTATAATGGTAAATCATGGGCGATTACTGATATCAATGAATGCTTATTCATTGGCGCATATAACAATGCCAGCATGGGATTTTGTGGGTTTAATGGTTGGATGGAGGTTTCAAAAATCTCAGGAACTATTTTTAACATCCTTGATAGTTTTTCAGATTGTTTATCTCGACCCTTCTTTAGTCTAAATTTACCGGATAAATTACTTCTCGATATTATTAGCGGTGACTTGATTATCGTGTTGTGTTTTGATCATAAGCGTTTTTTTGAAAGAGCAAAAAGAAAACACCCCGAACTTTATAGCACATTGGATTTCCCATCAACAACCTCTGATACGAAAAGCATGCTTTCAATTAATGGAAAAGGTATCGCGTTCAAAGTTGATGGTATGGATAACTTCATCGCTAATGGCTATGAAACCCGAATTATTTTTGACCAGCACCATCCTGACAATCTGATCGACTGGTCATACAGAATGAGTGATCTAAAAAAGGAACATGATAAACAAAAACGAATTGTAAAAAATAAAGCAAAAAAAAAGATAGTACAAGCGAGAAAGCGAAGCCGAAAATAAAAAACAGCTTAAGCTTCCGCCCCTTTATAAGCGCCAGTTCATTTTCACCTGTTTTTGGCGCTAAGTAGTCAGTGTTATTAGGTCAAGCTCTGCGCTGTTAAAATATCAGTTCAGGCCCGAGTCAATGCGATTACCGTTAAGCACGGTCACTTCTGGCCATGTTTTTATGCCGTGCGCTTCCACATAACCAGTGAGACATATTCGTTGGTCACATCTATTGCTTTGTTGCTAGATTCCTTCAGGCCTGCCGCATCAGTGTAGGTTCCCTCAGTCAGCGCAAGCGGACCGTTTTTCTGGTTATCCGTGCCATGTGTGGCATCTGGATCCCAGGCTGCGCCCGGTGACCTGTCACCAGAGCGGTGCCAGTGCGGAGGCAGGTTATCAGCCTCAATTTTCACCTTGTTGCTGCCGCCAGTCGCACCGTATTGAGAGCCAATCCGTACCACCCTGCCAGCAAAGGTTTCGCTTAAGTCAGCCCATGTCTGCCAGGGGAAACGAGTCGCCGGGCTTTGTTCACCAGAAATGACGATCCCGACGTAAAAAAATAGCGTCAACAATAGCCTTGTATCCGGCACCATCGCTGCCCAGCCCCAGATTATCCCTCGCCTCTTCTTTGTCCGTTAAATCAGAAAGGTTGCCATCATTCTGCAGTGCGCCAGTCATGCGTGAGTCATCCCCTGTCGCTAATCGGACGCTTCGTTTAACACTCTCCACATTGCACGTAAATGTCGAATATTTATAAATGTCAGTAATTTATTAGGCCACCCCGCAAATTATGTAATCTTCTTCAAAATCAAGAAGGTGTTTACAACAAAAACAGTCATCAGTTCGATTCGCGTATGCTCTCCCTTTCCACGTGCGTGCTGGAATAGGACAGCCATCCACATGGCAGGCAAATCCACGATAAACAGTACTGCGTCGTACACCTCTAGAAAGCATCTCCTCACATCGCCGGGCAGCTGCGGCATTGAATATCCAAGACTTATGTTTACCAGGCCCGATAACAAAACTCTCAAGCATCTCAGGGGTAAATGCTCTGGCGACATTAGATAAATCTATCTCTATAGCTGACATTCCAAGGGCCTGAAAATGTGCAGCTTTACATTCACTAACAGCGTGAGACACTCTGATTTCTATAGCAAAAGCCCTATTACGTACATAGGCGATCACATCGGGAATGATAGAGTCAATTTGTCTTTCCAATACAACTTTGTCCAAGCTGTATTTTTGTTCGGGAGCAAGCACAGCAAGCACTGAAGGATTACCCCTGCGAGGAACCTTTACTTCAACAGGTGGAAGATAGATGCATTTCTTAGTTTCAATAATCTCTTTAGCCGCAAGATGAAGTGCCGTTTCTACACCCACACCACAGTCAGCATCACCAGCATGAGCAAAGTGATGCTGTTTCAGTTTGCCTTTTTTAGCTATCAATCGCGCATTACAACCAGGGCACCGGTAGCCACAAGTTTTGTCGGTAGAAACATCTGATATATGTGTAGCTTTCCCATCTAGCATCCCATATAACAAAGGTTTTGCAGATCTGGTCATTTATTCTTACCGGTTGATATCGGAGCATATAGTCACTGCTGACACAGGATAGTCTTATAGAGTCAATTTTAACTTCATTGAAACCACTCTCCTATGATCTTGTAGTTTTTTCCTAAATTTTGCCGCAACAATTAAGCCGGGTGTTGTAACAGCATTAGAGCAAGTATGAACTAATACATACATTACTTTTTATGCGGTACGTATCCACATACACAATGTGGCATATTCGTTAGTCACATCTATCGCTTTGCTTGCGGATTCTTTCAGGCCTGCCGCGTCAATGTAGGTTCCCTCAGTGAGAGCTAACGGTCCACTTTTCTGATTATCAGTGCCGTGAGTGGTACTAGGGTCCCACGTGGCCCCTGGAGACCTGTCACCCGAGCGGTGCCAGTGCGGTGGCAGATTATCGGCCTCAATTTTCACATTGTTGCTGCCGCCGGTCGCGCCGTATTGAGAGCCGATCCGCACAACCCTTCCATCAAAGGTTTCGCTTAAATCAGCCCATATTTGCCAAGGGAAACGCGTCGCCGGGCTTTGTTCTCCTGAGATGACGATCCCGACGTAAAAAATGGCGTCAACAATGGCCTTGTATCCGTCCCCATCGCTGCCCAGCCCCAGAGCTTTTAGCGCCTCAGATGGATTGCTCAGATCGGACAGGTTTTTCTCTTTTTGCAGGGCACCGGTAATGCGCAAGTCATCCCCCGCAGCTACTGTTCCCACTTCTGTGCCAACATCTCGTGTCGCTGAGTTGCCCAGATCCAGATTTTCCCGGGCCTCTTCAGCATCAGTTAGTTCCGAGAGGTTCAGCTTGCACCGCAAATAACGTTTATCGCCTGACTCCTGGGTTAGGGTGGCAAGCGTCGGATCGATAACCAACTGCACATTTGAGCTGTGTGCCAGCGTCAGCACCAGCGTCAGAATGATCTCTTTAATGATGGAATCTGATTGCGCCGGGAGGTATGTCGGCGGGTATGCGCCGTAAGCAATGAGCGTACCTTTAGCGCTGACCAGCCCCGCCTCTCTGAGCGTCTTACCCGGATAATCCCGGCAGTTAATAACAATCTGACCGCTGATAAACCCCTCATAGCTTGAATCAGAGTCAAAGGTTTCGCGGCCAAACTGACCAAAAAGCGCCGTGACCGCCGCCAGGTCATCGGGATCGGTCGGCAAGGTCACGCCGCCGCCATCGCCGATAAGCACTGCTGTAATATCCACAACCTCACCCGCCTGATACGCAGCCTCGATTTCAGCGGCGCCCGCCGTCGTTAGTGTCAGTCCCGTGGCCATTATACCTCCTCAGTTTTTATCGCTGGTTCAATGCCGTACACGCCGGCAAGGCGGTCATAAAAATCATCGCTGACGGCCCTACGGGCAGCATCAATATCGCCTTCATCAAGAGAAATCACGCCAGCAGCCTGGAGCCGGTTCAGGTGCTCCAGGAAAAACGCATCGGTCTGGCAAAAGTCGATCAAGCTTTTTAATTGATTGAATGTTTTCATAATTTATTCGTTATCCAGTTGCCGGGTAAATCGTCGTAATCGTCGAGATCTGCGCAGGAATAAAACGCGTAATAATGCGCAGTGACATTTGGCACCTTGACCATAAAGACCAGGCCTTTGCCGGTCAGCAATGCGCAGCCCCTGAATATGGCCGTGGTGGTGACAACCGCCGGGTAACTCTCAAGATTGAATATCGCATTGACGTCACTGCGTAATGCCGGACAGCCGTCAAACAGATAACCCACGGTCGTGACCGCCGTGGTGTTGAGTAATCCCGCCCCGACGACTTCCAGCGAGCGACATTCCGCAAAGACATTCGTGAACACCGTGGCATTTACGCTGGCGGCAAAAAGCCCCGCAGGCACTGAGCGCAAGTTTTTACATCCCCTGAAGGTCTGGCCGTAAGCTGTCACCAGCGGGTTGCCGCTGAACAGGTTTTCCGGTATTTCCGCCACCCCAGTGTTCTGGAACGTCGCGCCAAACGCGGTGATAAGTGGGCAAGATGCAAACAGCGTAGGCGGAATGTCCGCCAGTGAAGTGCAGTCGTAGAACGTTGATCCAGCACTGGTCAGCAGGGTGTTATGCTCCAGTAAATCCGCAGGCAATACCGCCAGCGCGGTACAGCCGGAGAACGTCAGTGTTAACGAAGTGAGATTGACGCAACCCGCAAGCAGGCCGGATGGCAACGCGATCAGTGCGCTACAGTCCTGGAATGTGGATCCCATGCCTTTCAGGGATACCATGTCGCTGAACAGTTCTTTTGGCAGCCCGACCAGCGCGGAGCACTTATTGAACAGGAACTCGACGGCTGTCACTTTACCGCAACCAGCAAACATATCTCCCGCGAGGGAAACCAGTGAGCGACAGCCGGAGAAGGTGTAGCCCAGGCTGGTTAACGCACTACATCCACGAAATGCCCCTTCCCCCACAGAAACCAGAGAATGACAGTTCAGAAATGCATAAACGAATGTCGTCACCAGCGCTTTATCGGCAAAAGCGCCGGCCTCTACTTTGATAAGTGATTCGCAGTTGGCGAAAGCGTATGAGTAAGTGGTAACTTTCGTGCAGTCAGCAAAAGACGGGAGTGCCGTCAGGCTGCTGCAACCATAAAATACGCTGGCGAATGTTGTCGCACTGACGCAACCGCTGAAAATATCATCAGCAACGGTCTCAAGGGAGCGGCAGCTGTAAAACGCAGAGGCAAATGTTTGCGCCAGGCTGCACCCGGCAAACAAGCCAGCGCCGACTGTTTTCAGTGAACTACAACCAGAAAAGACCGTCCCGAAATATGTCACTTTTGACAGGCCAGCAAACAATTCAGCGGGAACAGACAGGAGCTGTGAGCAGCCGCTAAAGGCGCCGCCAAAATGACTCGCCTCAGAGCAGGCATGAAACAGGCCGGCAGGTAATTCTGTCAGCGCTGCACTATTCTGGAATACGCCTGTGAAAATACCCCCCGGAACATCAGCGAACATGTCGCCACGCAACGCCAGAAGGTTGCGGCAGCCCCTGAAGCAGTACGAAAAGGATGTGGCTGAAACGCACCCTTTAAATATCCCGTCCCCTGCACTTAACAGCGCCGTGCAGCCATCAAATGCACTGTTAAAACTGACCGCAGATGCGCAGCCACTGAATGTACTATTTCCGGTACTGGTAAGAGCGGTGCATTTCTCGAAAACAGAGATAAAGTGCGCCACCGCAGTCAGGCCGCTAAACAGCCCATCAGGGAGGATGGCCAGGGCTGTACAGCCGTAGAATGCAGAGGTGAAATCTGTGGCAGTAGTAAGGCGTGAGAATAGCCCCGACGGTAATTCTTCCAGTGAGGTGCAATCCCTGAATAGGGACGTGCAGCTCTGCACTTTCGGAAGATCATCAAACGCCCCGGCATGTACTCTGACAAGCCCTGTCGCGCCTGAAGAAAAGGAGGTGAGATTATCCCGATTCCCGGTGACATAAATGATTTCACGGACGGTGTTCAGCGTCACGGAGACGTTCCCCATAGCCCGCTGAAAGCTGGCGGTTTCTGTATTCTTGACCGTTATTGTGTATTCCCTGCCCTCCTCCAGTTCACGCGTCGGAACAACCCAGCCATAAATGGTACTGGCCGGATCGAGGCGATACTCCCGGCTGTCGATGCCGTCACCATAGTCAACGGTGAAATCTTCGTCCATGCGAACAAAGAACAGCGGGCGGCTTGCATTGTCGATGCGGGTGATGAACTTCATCACCGCGACCACTTTCACACTGATCACCGCACTGACGCCGTTAGTGGTAGTGACGGTGACCGAACAGCTCCCCCGCTTCACGGCCATGACCACAATAGCGCCGTTGACAATTCGGGCGGTCGCAATTGTTTTATCCGATGTGGTTACCGTAAAGGTTTTATCTTCCGCGTAATCAGGAAGGATGGTTACCGTGACCGTTTCCGAGTCACCCGGTGCCAGATTCAGCTCGTAGCGGGATAAAATCACCTGCAACGGGACAAAGCGAGGCGTGATTTTCTCGGTGGCGTACATGTACCCGGCCGCATATGAGGTTCCCTGAAGCCGGCCAAACACATGCACGGAAAACCAGCTGCGCAGGTTCCTGGCACGCAACACCGCTAATTTCAGGTCCTGCTGGTCATACTCCGTCACCGGAAGATCGTTTTGATACACGTTCAGGCGAAAGGTATACGGATCCCCTTTCGGGTTCTGATTGAACCATTCAACAATATCCGTCCCAAAAGGACTGTCTACCAGGGCATGACGGACGGCGGCGACCGTGCCACGATGGCGATGGATGTAGTGGGCGCGCTTGATCGCATCGCGTTTCTTTTGTTCTGACCAGTCAATATTCCAGGTATCAACCTGATATTCCCACGCCAGCCACGGCAGGAGCGCCAACGGGCAGCTGTCTGGATCTTTCACCCAGCGGATCAGATGTACTGGCAGACTCGCCAGCGCTGCGGCGCTGGCCCTGTCGATGGCCCGCTCTACGGCGGTGGCGTTGGGTGGCAGAATGCTGGCAGGATAATTAGCGGTCATGGTCCATCACCACAAGATTGATTTTGACGGCGGTGCAATGAGGCGCTTCTCCCATCGTCGCCACGACGTCGGCGGCCGGTGAATGCAAATCGACGGTAACAACGCCGTCCTGATGCAGCGCACCGTCTATGCCGGACCGTGCGGCGGTGGCGTTGATGAGATGCACAGAGGCGGTGTATTCGTTCAGAGCTGCGGTGGCATTTTCCAACACCGTGGCAGTGTCCACGCCATAAGGGACATAAATGTCAGCGATCACCTGATAATTCACAATCACTGCGGAGCGGACATAATCGGCCACATAATCCGTAATCGGGCGCACATCCTCCGGGTTTACTGCTGTCAGCACTTTATCAAGCAGAACCTGCGGGGCGGTGCCATCCCCGGTACGTGACAACACGTAGAGGAAAACCCGCCCTTCCTGATTGTGCGTTTCAGGGCCATAGGCACGTACGTCGAGTACATCCGCATCAGCCCCCCGCGCAAAATAGTGATAGGCATTACGGGCGCCGGCCGTACTCAGGCGCGCCCATGAGAGTAGTGTACGGGCGCGTAGGGCCTCGTCGCTTTCGTATTCGGTGTCCGCCTCGTCAGTGGCTTCGGTAATCAGCAGGCGTTCCGTGTCAAAATTACCCGCGACCTGATCGAGATCCCCTCCCAGAGCGCTCGAAAGCAGCACCGCGCGCACGGCTTCATTGATACGTTGCAGCAGATGGATCTCGCGATAGGTAAACGCCTGAGCCAGTGCTGCCATCGGTTCAGATTCCAGCAGCAGCGCAGCAGACACAGAAGCTTGTTGTTCCGTAGGCATGGCCGCCACAATGAGCGCCTGAATATCAGCCAGCACCGTTTCAAAAGCAGGCACCTCGACGATATCAGGCTGCGGGATCTGAGATAAATCGACGGACGTTTGCACGCTAGCTCCTTAGCCTGATAGTGTTGCTGGTTTCTGTCATGGTTTCGGTGATTGTGCCGGCCAGTTCAGCGGTGACGGCGCCGGTCTCGGAAAACACCACATTGACGGTGGTCAGGCTGATCCGCGGCTCCCACTGTGCCAGCGCAATGGCGGTGGCGCCCATCAGCTGCATCCGGGTGACGGTGTTCTGTGGCGCATCGAGTAAATCAGGTACCACGCTGCCAAACTCCCGGCGCATCACACGGGAACCTGTCGGCGTGGTGAGGATTTTTGTCACGGACTGCCAGAGCTGATCGTGATCGGTCAGCACGCCGGTGCCATCCGGGTTCATCCCGGTGTAACTGGCTGTCATTGCGGGCCTCCCGTAGTACTCCCGCCAGACTGCACGCCGCCGTGTTTATGTTCATGTACGGTGATCCCGTTTGACTGCAACACGCCTCCGGAGTGGATCACATCACCGGCCATCGTCCCGCCATGGGTCAGTTCGAAAGAGCGCGTTTTGAGGTGTTTTGTGCATTCCACCTCCGGCGTGTCCAACGTGACGCGGGTCTCTGCCTGGATATGCGCGGTTTTAATGCCGGTCACGGACAGCGCTCCGGCATCGTCGGCAGCGTTGTAGTGCAGGCGCGCACCATCCGGTGCGGTGATGCTGATTTCCAGCAGGCTGCTACCCGTTGCCGGGTTGTCTGCGCTGTATGCAGAGCCAATCACAAACGCGTTTTCAGGGTTGCCGCCAGGGCAACCGATCCAAACTTGCTCACCGACAGAGGGGGGCAACCAGATGGTGAATGCTCCTGCACGCGTGACGTTCCAGCGGATCCAGGTCGTCAGCAGCCTGCCGGAGCGAACACGCACCGTCTTTGCATCAGCGCTGATTTGCTCCACCACGCCCTGGCGCAGAATATTTTCAAGCAGGCGCATCAGTTCTGAGTTCATGACTCACCTCCCAGGCTGCTAATGGCGGCATTTTCCGTAGCTACCAGGTCTGCCGGTGTCATACCCAGCAGTTCGCGTGCCGGGTACTGCGCATAAGCACCCGGACCAACTTCATCTTTGAGACCGAACTGGTGAATGCGGGCAATGCGCGCGGCGATGCCATCAAATCCTACGGAGACGCCGCCCGCGTCCGGTCTGACTTTCATAAAGCGCAGCGTACGCAGGCGGGTAAACATCGGCGCTTTTTTTGTCTCCGCCTGAGTCGTTGACTGAGTTTTGATTTCCAGATAGCGCTCGATATCGGCCCGGTAAAATGTACGAATACCCCGGCGCTTCTCGTCAAAACCCGTGATCATCTGCCCGTATTTACCGCGTCCACCGCGCCAGTTTTTCAGCGCCCGGACTTCGTTATTCCAGACAAACTTAATCCCCTGCTGGGTGCGATAAACCTTGCGGCGGCGTGCCGTGTAGCCGCTGCCGTCCGGGTTTTTCTGTGACGCGATGCGGCGCTGCTGACTTCTGCGCACTGCCAGGCCAATTTTGCGCGCGGTGCGGGTACGCCCCGCCGGGCTGACGCCGTCGAGAATGTCCTGAAAAACCCGATCCAGCTCGCTGAACATCCGATCGCTCATGCTCCAGCCTCCTGAAGCATGCCTTCAAATACCAGCCCCCAGCCAGTTGCGTGAGGTGTCTGTACTCGCGGGCGCGGCTCCGGCAAATGCTCGGCATATGGCACACCGTTTTCATCCAGCTGCACCAGTACCCGCTGACGCACCGGCAGCTCAAACATCAGATCGGCGGTGTCATCGTTGTTAATCAGCGTGGTGAATTTAATCTGCTGGTTTTTATCGGGGTTCAGCAGCAGGTCGGGCTGATTAAACCAGAGCCAGGCCATCAGCGGCAGCGTGAAGTCGTCAATGCTCCCGGCGTAGTTCATGACGAACAGCACCAGAGAATAGCGATACATGAAAGACGGCGTTTCTCCGGTGGTTTCAATGCCGCCCTCTTCAACGAATACCGTCCAGGCCTCCGGGTTCGCCCGGCACCAGGTATTTGCCTTCTCGATCGCGGCGCGCAGCGTGTTTATCTTCAGCATTTATGGCTCCTTACGGGTGTTCTGGCGCAGACTGTCCCACTGGCGGATCGCTGCTTTGTCGGCATTGCAGGAATCAAGCGCATCAAGCAACCTGTCACTGAACATCGCCACCGCGCCCCATGTCACGGGCTCATCCAGCGCCGGTGATGGTGTCTCCTCGGTCAGGCTCTCCGGGACGGGTTCACGGATCAGTTGAATGACCGGTACGGGCGGTGCGTTTTTGCAGGCTGCGACTGACAGCGTCAGGCACACGAGTAACAGCGCACGTGTCACCGTTGAATGCGGCCTGCATTGCTTCACGTCGTCGCTCACCTTCTGCATTACGCTGTTGCTCACGTGCTTTTACCTCTGCCAGTAACTTATGGGTCTGTATCGCGGTCGCCTTCACTTCCTGAATGGCCTGGTCATAACCGGTCGCCGTTTCGGTCAGCAGCTTGTTACGGGTGCGAGCCTCGCTCAGCTGGTCGGTCTGCCACCAGACAGCCGCCAGAAGAATCAGGATCACAATGACGTTGCCTGGCCTCATGGCGGCGTACTCAGGCCCATCAGGCACCAGGCTTTAAAATCGGTGCGCCGGTTAACCAGACCGGTGGAACGTTTGCCGCCCGCATTGACAAAATCAGTCAGCCTGTTGCACATCTGCGGCCATTGTCTGGCCTGGGCATGTTTCCAGATCGTGGTTCTCTGCTTACGTCCGTTTTTATCGGTGAACCACATCAGCCCTGTGCAGCCCAGATTCAGGGCGGCATCTGTCATGGCCTCAAAGGTGAGCTGCGGCATGTCGGCACCGTGGAAGTTGTTATTGATGCAGTTCTCTGCCCGTTGCAGATCATTTATCCAGCGCCGCGCTATTTCCTGGTTGCTGTACTCGCGTTTTTCCACACCTCCCGTGGAGCCGATGCCAATGGTCAGCGCACCCGCCGTACAGTAATAAGGTGTGCTGCGGCAGTCCTCCCAGGAGGCAATTTTCTGCTGACCTTCTTGAGATGTCCTGACACTCCCGGGCGCCAGCGAAATGCCCAGGGCCACAATCACCGCAATCGAACATTTTTTGATGATATTCTTCATGCCGGCTTGTCTCCGTGCAGTTGCTCCAGCAGTTGCCGTTCGCGGTCCGACAGGTTGCGGGTTTCCGCCTGGCGGAGTATCTGCTCGATCAAATCGTTACGGCGCTGGCTGGCCTGCTCAATGCGGCGGCGGTGAATCGCCAGCCGGACAGCGGAAACAATCCCCAGAATAAGGCCAGCCAGCGCCAGCTTTTCGCTGACGGTCATCACGCCCACGCCGGTCACCAGAGCGGATGTTGCAAACGCAAAATATTCGTTTATGCGATCCAGGGTCATTCCCATAACTGGACGGTTGCCCGTTCCACCTCGCTGGTTATCACGGGCATTTCGATCTCCTGCCCGGCGTTCAAAAATATCTGGTTGCTCAGTCCCGGATTGGCTTCGAGTACCTTCTCCGTGACGCCTGCGGTTTTGCCGTAATGGCGCCAGCAAAGCTGATCAACCGTGTCGTTTTGCAGCGCCCTGACTTTCATCAGAACAGCTCCGCATAAATACGGGCTTCTTCCCGAATGTCAGAGATGCTCCAGCGCCCGTCACGCCAGAGATCGTCGATCTGCCTGTCCAGGGCCTCCGCATCCTTGTCGCCTTTTGGCGTGGTGCCGACATCCCTGTAACCTTCCAGTACGCTGGCGCGCGTGAAGGAGTAGACCGCGCGCCGGAAGCGATAAACCTTTGCGCTTTCGCCGTTAATCTGCTCGACAGGTTCACCGGCGGAAGTCAGCAGTACAGAAGCCAGCGATTCCGCGCCTTCCGCTTCCCTTTGCTTGCGCCAGTCCTTCAGCTGATCCGCAACATGCAGCGCGGCCTCCGTTGCCATATGCATTAATCGGGATGTTGTAATGTCACCCGCGATGCGGGCAGCGAGGCGCAGATCGTGGAGCTTCACTGTCGGCCAGAAAGTTCCGATGGCAATCTGTGCGCCGCCGTCGTCCACGTCCGTCACATCACTCTCTGCGGGCCTGACGGGGCGCTGTGCGATAAAACTCATCGTCGTTTCTCCGGTAAGTCAGGCGGTGGGCGTCCGGTAAAAAGACCGCATTACGGGCAGATCGCCGGGCGCGCCGCCTGTGGCGCGGGGCCAGTTCTTTACGCTCAGGCGTTTACTTTGTGGCGGTTTTCGTTGTCTTTTTTGCCGCCGTTTTGCGGGCAGCGGTTTTCGTGCCCGTCGCTGTTTTCGCCTGCTTGCGTGTTCGCGTTGTTTTTTCCGCTGCGGGTGTCTCTGCTGTGGCGGCGTCGCTGAATGAAGTCTCATCGACAGCATCATCGCCCGTCACGCTGGTCTGCGGCGCCTTCTTCAAAGCGCTGACCAGAGAGGCGATCTCCCGTTTCACACCTGCACCCGGGTTCAGGCTCATGGCTTCCCGGAAGAGTTTCAGCGCTTCGCCTTTGGTTTCCGCGTCTTCCGTATTACGACGACAAAACGCCCGTACCTTGCACAGCTTCGCGCGGACTTCATCCGGCATATCACTGTCAGCCACAATTTCGGCAAGTTCGTCCAGCATGGCGATATAACCTGCCAGCTCGGCCCCGGCATCCGTGGTGGCGATGTTCAGAATGGGGTTACAGATTTCTTCGGTCAGCACCGTGGGCGCCGGGCGGCGATAGTTGTCCTCCGGCATGCTCAGGCCATGCTTCACCACGTAGCGCCCGATACGCAGCGCCAGCGCATAATCGGAGCAGTCCACCGCCCAAACCATCAGCGTGGTGATAACCGGATCCGCGCGCCCGCTGTCTCCCTCAATAGTTCCGTCAATCCATCCCTCAAATTCCGGCAGGATGCTGGCTTTTACGGTGGCTTTCGCCTGTCGGGACTGGATCTGGCTCAGCGAGGATTTATGCATATGCAGGCGAAAGAGGATCTGCTCATGCGCGGTGCGTGTTTCTGCATCACGCTGATCGCTGCCGCCTCGCCGCTCTGCCATGACCTGCTGGAAGTGTCTTTGTGCCGGTGTCAGCATGCGTTCATTCTCCTGGGCGGGCTTGCTGCCCGCCTTGTGATGGGGATTATCAGGCGAATGTCACGCCGTCGATCATGGCAACCATGCCGTACTCTTCAATGACATAGTCGTCATTGCTGGACTGGTAAGTCGCAATACGGTTGTAGTGCGGCTCTTCCCGGATCGAGCGACGCAGGGAGCCTTTCTGGTAGTACACAGAGAGGTTTTTCAGGTTGGTGATTAACACCACGTCTTCAGGAATGCCCGGCACAAAGACGGTCGGCAGGCCGCCGATTTTTTCCTGGCTGACAATCAGCTGCGCGGCCAACAGTTCCGTATTAGGGTTGGTCTGACTGAGTGCATTCACTTTCGGCAGGTTCACTTTCAACAGCAGATCGGACGAGAGCACAGTGACCAGGCCGGGAGCGCGGCGGAACCAGGGATCCATCAGGCTGTGTCGCGCATCGAGCACGGCGGCATCAATATTGCCGTAGGTACCTGATGCGATTACCGCGTTGTTCTCATCGCGGGAGGTCAGCGTGATGCCAGGCATAATGCGCTGCGGTGCCTCATCGCGAATCTTTTGCAGCCAGCCCACACCGCAATCCTGCAATAGTGGATAAGTGGTGCGATCGGAGTTATCGGAGTAATGCGTGCCATTAAAGCCAACCATCTGGCGATCCAGCCCCAACTGACGGGCCATGGCATTACTGATCAGTGACTGAAACTCAGGATGACCGGCCCACGCGTCCAGCTCCGCATACGAAAGCGCATAGTCATAGTTGGTTTTGCGGCAGTGGTAGTTCTGCGGCTCTTTGTTATGGTTCGGTGCCGGGTTTCGGCGGTTGGTGCCGTCCGAGCTGTTATTGGTGCTCGCCATCGGTCCTTTACTGCCGATTTTTACTTTCTGCCCTTCTTGCTCTTTAACCCCGAAGTGGTTAACCAGCTTCATGAAGTCATCCGACTCCATGGCGGCCTGTTCCAGTTTTTGCTGGATAGTCGGATCGACGCTAAAGCGGTTAGCAACGGCTGAAGGTGAGACGCCGTTCAACTGCGCCTGTCGCGCAATGTAATGATCAAATAGTTCGCGGGTCTGGTTTTCCATGGTTACCTCTTAGAAGTCTGCAAGCTGCGCGCTGTTGTTACCGGTCGCCGCCGGTCGTGCGCTGTAATTTTCTGCGGGCTGGAGCTGAAGTTGACCGCGCAGCTCGTTAAGTTCGCTGGTCAGTTGCTGAATGATGGTTTTGTCCTGCTGGCGCTCCTGCTCCAGGGCACTGAATCGGTCAATCTGATCGGCCTGAGATTGCGCTACTGCTTCAACAACCTGATGCAGCTGGCTGAATCGCTGATCGTCCGTTTTCTGGCCTTTATTGAGAATGCCCATCATGCGGTTAAACCAGTTGGTACCCTCTTCACTGCGCTGGGCTGCCAGTTCGATCACTTCAGCTTCAAGCGCATCAGAGAACAGTGGCGCCTCAACCTGCTGGTTGTTGAAGGCCATCACCTGCGCGCGTTGCTGTGCGGCAAACTTGAGGCGCTCTGTTCCCAGACTCGCCGGCGTGTCTGTCATCGCCAGGCCGACCACGTACGCCTTACCGTTAAGGGCAAATTGCGGGTGCAGCTCAATACTGGAATAAACTTTTTTCCCGTCATCAGTGAGCTGCTTCATGCGGGTAGATGCGTCGATTTCGGCATAGAGCGCGGTACGGCCCGAGAGCGGTCCTTCGGTGATATCTTCGGCGCTCAGCGCAGCTACATCCCCCATGGCGCCAAAGTCACTTCCCGGATAAGGGGAAAGGTAGTGCTCAACATTCACACGGGCGCCGTAAACGTCGGGATTGTAATTAGCCGCAGCGTCGCGAAGGTGTTCCGGGCGTATCTCACGCCCATCAACGGTCGCGCCAGAAACCGCTACACGGAATTTTTTACGGGCTGGTTTAGTGGTGCTGGCCATGTCGTTTTATCCTGTTGGTTTATGTCAGTCGCAGCATCATCGCAGAGCGCAAAAGCCCCGCGCCACGCGGTTTTGTTGTCGGAGAACGCCCAGACCTGAAACCCCGCGCCGCCGTGATCGCGCGCGGGTAATCTCCCTGCTCAAAAGGGGGAAGTGATGATTCAGGATGCGTTTATTCGATTACGAGCAAAGCAGCTCTACTGGCAGGGATATCCACCTGCCGAAATTTCGCGGTTAATGGGTATCAACTCAAACACGGTTTATTCGTGGAAAAAACGCGACGAATGGGACGACACAACGCCTATCAAACGGGTGACGCAATCCATTGATACCCGCCTCTGCCAACTGAGTGCGAAAGACAACAAAACCAGTGGCGATTTCAAAGAGATTGATCTGTTAACCCGCCAGTTGAAAAAGCTGGATACCGGGCAGGCCTCCATTACTCCCGGGGTTAAAACATCCAGTCGTCGCAAGAAGAAAAATCACTTCTCCGAGGAGCAGATCGAGGCGCTGCGCTTAAAAATTCTCGACTCCCTCGCCTGGCATCAGCGCGGCTGGTACGAACAACGAGATCAGCGTAACCGGATGATCCTCAAATCACGGCAGATTGGAGCAACCTGGTACTTTGCCCGCGAGGCATTGCTGGGAGCGCTGAGGACAGACGTTAAGCACGACTACCAGCGCAACCAAATCTTTCTTTCAGCATCACGAAAGCAGGCGCTCCAGTTCCGAAACTTTATCCGCAAAGCGGCTGAAGAGGTGGACGTCGAACTTAAAGGCGGCGAGCAGATCACGCTATCGAACGGCGCAGAGCTGCATTTTCTTGGGACGTCCGCGGCGACAGCACAGTCGTACACCGGCCACCTGCGATTTGATGAGTTTTTCTGGACCGGTAATTTTATCAATCTGCGTAAGGTTGCCGGTGCCATGGCAACGCTAAAAGGCTTAACGCGCACGTATTTCTCCACGCCCTCCAGCGAAAGCCATGAAGCCTATCAGTTCTGGACCGGTGACCGTTGGAATGCAAAGCGGCCTAAAGCACAGCGCGTTGATTTCGATGTGACCTGGAAGAAAACCCATAGCGGCGTGCTGTACCCGGACAAAACGTGGCGGCAGATCGTTACTATTCAGGATGCCATCAACAACGGCTGGGACTATACCGACATTGACGAGATCAGGGATGAAAACAGCCCTGATGAATTTGAAAACCTCTACATGTGCGAGTTCGTCAAAGACGGTGAAAGCGCGTTCAACCTGAGTCAGTTGCTGGGATGCGGCGTTGACGGATACGACGACTGGCCGGACTGGAAACCTTTCGCTGGGCGCCCTATGGGCCTGCGTGAGGTCTGGCTGGGTTATGACGCCAACGGCGGCAGTGGTAATGGTGATGCCGGCGCCCTGTCCGTCACCGTCCCTCCCCTGGTGGCCGGAGGGCGGTTCCGCACGATTGAGATTCAGCAGCTGCGAGGCCTTGAATTTGAGCAGCAGGCGGCAGTGATCAAGGAGGCAGCAGAACGCTACAACGTCACCCATATCGCCATTGACGGGCAAGGCATCGGCGAGGCGGTCTGGCAGATTGTTAAAAACTGGTTCCCGGCAGCTATCTGCTACCAGATGAGCCTGTCATCCAAACGCGCTCTGGTCCTGAAAATGCTGCAGGCGATACGCGCCGGGCGCTGGGAATATGATCGCAGCGAGCAAGGCCTGGTCAGAGCCTTTAACGCCGTCCGCAAAGTCGTTACGCCCGGCGGCTTCATGACGTACGAGACGGACCGGTCACGCGGCGTGAGCCATGGTGATATGGCGTGGGCGACCATGCTTTCGATTATTAATGAACCGCTGGGCCAGGAAAGTGGCGGCGGTGGTTTCGCAATGGGATGGTAACTTTGAAAAAGAAAAACGGTAAAAAGCCGATAGCCAGCACCGCCGGATCTGACATTGCGGATTCACTGATGGCCGATCCTGAGTTAACAGCATTCAGCTTTGACGGGCCTTATCCGGTACGGGATATGGCCGACCTGCTAGACAATCTCTATTGCCTGGATAACGGGCGATACTATGAAACACCGATAGATTTTTATGGTCTGGCTAAAGCGCCACGCCAGAGCGCCTGGCATGAGTCTGCCCTGTACTTCAAACGTAATGTGCTGACCGGCTGCTTTATCCCGCACAGACTGCTCAACCGTCAGACTTTTTCCGCGTTTGCGCTGGACTGGTTCACGTTTGGCAATGCCTACCTTGAACTCCCACGCAATCGCCTGGGCGGGCCACTTCCCTTCCGGCATTCACTGGCGAAATACACCCGGCGCGGGAGTACGGACCTCGATCAATACTGGTTCATCCGGCGCTGGAAAGAGGAACACTCGTTTAAACCGGGTTCAGTGTGTCACGTTCTGAATCCGGACATTAATCAGGAGGTCTACGGCATGCCCGAATATATGGCAGCGCTGCTGGCGGCCAGTTTGTCACACTCCGCTGACATGTTCCGCAAGCTGTATTACGACAACGGCTCCCACGCGGGGTGTATTGTCTATATTGGCGCGGGACAGGTTGACGATAAAAGCATGAAAACGGTCAAAGAGACACTAACCGGTGCGCGTGGGAAAGGGGCATTTAAAAACGTACTGCTGCATGCGCCAGGCGGCGGCAAGGATGGCGTTCAGATCCTGCCGTTTCAACAGATCACGGCGAAAGATGAGTTTATCAACATTAAGAACGCCACCAGGGACGACATACTCGCGGCACACCGTATCCCGCCGCAGCTGATGGGCGCCATGCCAGCAGGAAATGGATCGTTTGGGGATATTGAGAAGGCCGCCAGGGTCTATGCCATCAACGAGCTGACTCCGGTGATGGAGGCGCTGAAGGTCGTCAACGAGTGGATCGGAGAAGAGGTAATCCGCTTTAACCCTTACGCGTTGCTTTCCCCTGAGAAATAACCGCCAGAAAATTCAGTTTCTTTAAACAATATCAGTCAGTTATAACAGGCCAGCGCTGTCGCTGGCCCATCTTTTCTGCTCTAAAAATCCCGCATCAGCGCCCCTCTGCGCATCGCAGTTTTTTCCCTGCGTAGGGCATGCCTCCACCCAAAATGACCGCTTACCGTGACGCAGAATCCGTGAAAATGCGCATTCTGCCACCTTCCCTACCCTGACCCGCTTGCGGGGGCTTGCCCCCCGTCACCTGCGCGCAGCAATCCTTTCATTTTTCGTGCATGCACACAGTTAGCTCAGACTCTATCATGCATGTCGGCAAGGTATAAATTGCACCATATTGAATATTGCAAAACCGTTCAATATTGTGCCGCAAAAAAATCTTTAACGAACCTCAACCTAATAAAAAATGGCCTAGATATCCAATTCACACTCAACTTAACCAGAATTTATCCCTAATAGATAAGACCCTTTCGGGTCTTATCTATTTTCAAATGGCACCAATAATTAAAAAATAAAATATATGTTTCACGCCCCTTTGTAAATGACTTGCAAAGACCTTTGACAAAAAGCCAACAACTCACCTACCTGAATAATTTCATTCGCAGCATTTGCATTTGTATCATGGTGAAACTTACCTGCATATCCATTAATTTCGTTTAATTCATCAACAAGTGAAAATGCATAATGTAATGGTTCACCAGGCTGTGAGTTTGATATTAGCTGAACAATGGCCCCAAAAAGCAACCCTGGAGCTATTAACTTAGGAAATCTACGATGTAAATATCCTTCAAGCATAGGTCTAATTGCTGTAGCAACGTCCCTGTCATTATGTTGAGCACCTTCTACATATCCGCTAACCAAACGATGATTTTTGAAGTAAGCTGACTCGCACTCAGTATCCACATCTAAACTATCAATATTACTAAACAGACCTTGGGTATGAATTATTTTTATTAGCGCCATATCATTATGAACACCTTTTTTATGGAATTCATCCCGTAGTGATTTAATAAAGAAAGCATCGTGAGCTAATACAATAAGTTGCTTTGAATTGTCATAAATATTCTTTAACACAGTGATTGTTTGTTGTTTCCTATGACTATCAAAGCTGCACATTGGATCATCTATAACCACAATCTTACTAATTAAATCCGCGTCCGACATAATTACAGAAACAAAAAATGCAAATGCCAACGTCCTCTTATCACCTTCACTGAGGCATGTTTTAAAGCCAGAATCTTCACCTTGTAGAGATATTTCCTTACCTCTCAACTCAATTGCGTACTCAGTTTTTGGCTCTCCTCCCCCATTATAATTATATGTTATCTCCTTAATCGAGAATGATGCCCCAAACTTTAAAAGCAAGCTATTAATTGAGGATTCATACCTTCCCAAGGTAGTATTCATAATCTGATTAAGCGCTTCTCTTTTTGTTTCCTTATCTATGCTGGCATTTTTTTCTTTATTTTTCGCCTCTTCAAAACAAGAAATCAAACCAACCACCTCATCAGAATACCTTGTTTTTATTACATTTAACTCAGTTTGCTCATCGATTAATGACCTGAGATCAATTGCTTCAAGGTTTTGCTTATACTCATCGATTGCAGCGTTATTTAAATCAATAACACCATTAATCTCTTCTATTATCCCTTTAATAGAATCAATCAACCTATTACAATCTTCAAATTCGTCACCAACAAAAACCGTAAGCAACTCTCCATTTTTAGATGTAATATACCCCGTCAGTTTATCATTTAGTTGATTTTTTAAATCCTGAATTTTAGTGAGGTCAATGGTTATTAAGTTTAATGCGATAGTATCTGCCCAAGATATATAAACCTCACTAGCAGTGGTAAACTCCTGACTAATTAACGGGCAATTTATTTTTTTTAGCAAGCTATCTTTCAATAATGGAAGGTTAGTAATTTCCTTTATAAAATCACTATATTCCTCATTAAAATAACTTTTATATGCTTCTACAAGGTCATTTCCAGCCAAGTTCTGGGAACAAAACGGACACATCTCATTTCTAACATGACTTTGACCTTGAGATATCCACTTCTCAGCTCCCTCAGAATTGAGAAATGCTAGATGCTCTTTGACCCTGCCTTCAACCTTGTCATTGATTTTCTTTGCAGTTGTATTTAAAGTCATGAAAAAATCGCTCAATTCAACATCGAAGATAGTGATTTTTTTTGCTTTATTTTTAGCTTTCAGAATATCAATTTTACTTGCTTCGGCCTGTTTGGTTGCATTAGCAGTCAGCTTGTCATCTAAACCTTCTTTTTTCTTTAAACCTATATATTTCGCTGTAGTTAAACCATTTTTATATCCAAACAAATTGGCTTCAGCGAGTTTTTTATCTTTTGTGCATTCAGTCAGAACATCTGTGGCCAAATTAAATTCTGTCATAGCAGTGACTGCTGCATGACCCAACGCAAAACTTAGCAATTTTTTTCTTTGTGCTGCTTTAATCTCACCACCAGAATACACATTATTATCGATAAAATCCAAATCAAACACATGTATATCAGTAAACTTGTTATCCCATAAATTATTTTCAAATTTAACACAATTACCGTTACCAAATAAAATGTCAACAATCTGTCCGTCGACTGAATTCAATGTTTTCCTTTGTATAATAACGTTAGGTTCAGAATGAGTATAAGATCGCATTATTGAAGCCAACGTCGACTTCCCTCGACCATTATCTCCATAGACAAGAGATACTTTCTTAAACCTGACACCTGAGGGTTGTATATCATTAAAAAGACCAATGTTTTTTATTTTCCTGATTCTTTCTAACATGATAATACCTTTCCTATGCTGTGTGATTGAAAAAAACTACAATGAACATAAAACCCATCATAACAATGACAACTCTACATCATCTATCAATTAACATACCCCCCCTAACGAAACCCTGAAAATTCATTTCACTACAGTGTCATGGTTACGACACTTCCTCCATTAAACAAGGCGGCGCGCTTTTTTGGCAAGTAATTAACATTATCATTACTAATTCACACTTATGTTTATGTTGTCTCAGGAAAGCACTATGCTGTGTTTGAAACAATCCCCTTAAGCATATCCGAGTAATGCCCAATCGGGTCTCTGAGAGCTTGAGAATAATCAAATTTTTTACGTTTTTCCAAAATACTCCACAGTTTCCTGATCAATACATCTGAGTTTTCAGGTTCTACAGGACGTAACTCACCATCAGAAGAGCATAGAGGATGAAATCATTAAATCGTACCCGCTTACCTTGCAGTAAATGTTCGACATACGCGTCGAAAAACGACGTTTCTTTCTCTGGCTGATAATTTACTCATATCCAGCGACCCCGACTCTTAATCCTGAACAAAAATGTTCCGAAATACCTGCGTCATTTTCTGTACCCTTTCCCCTCTCTTTTGAGGGCTGGGGACAGTTATTGCCACGAGTCCAAGGGGCGATGGGGTCGCCCTGGTCGGCGCTTTCAGCGCCTGGGTTAGCGGGAGCCTTCTTCACCATCTTCCAGGTATGGACGTGCGTGCATATTTTGTTTTCCTTACCGGTGATTGGCGACCAAATGCCATAAATACGAATCCCGTGATCGCCATAGGTTCCTGGCTCGACTGTCGGCTCGTAGGCGGTATGAATGAGGTAATTTTTGCGGGGAACAAGTACACCGCCCTGCTTCATGATGTAAGTGGCAAAACAGCCAACATCAGCAGCAGCAAGCACAGCGTCCAGTTTTGGATCCATTAGTACCGGAGCACCCGGTTTGCTGGCTTTCATAGCACGAGATGCCTGCGATGCGAACAATCGTAACTCGCGATATGCCTGGCGGCCTGGAATCCCAAAAAAACGGAATTGTTGTACACGGTGCAGCGATGCCCACGCAGTGACATGCTCGGCGCTATCGCGTAGTGATTTACCCGTCTCCTTGCTGACGGTATCACCCAGACCACGCCCATTGATGTTTTTACTGACGTACTTTGCAATGTAACTGGCCGGTGTCCCTTTACGCGGGTCAATCAGCTTTGACTTGAAACGAGCGCTGGTGTTATTACTCAGCTCGGCGCGATCTTCTCGGATAGCAAAACGGCGTAGTAACTCAGTGATCGCGCGACGATGTTTTTTGCGCATAAAACACAATAAATGCCAGTGCACCGTACCATCGTGATGCGGCTCAGCGACGCGAACGCCATACCAGCGCAGCTCTTTTTTATGCATTGCTTTGCGGAAAGCGGCGAACATATCAACCAGATAATCGCTACTCTCCCTCACCGTCGAGTGATTCCATTCAGGGTTTGGCTTCCCGTTCATCAGGGTCGCGTGGTACTTAGATGGACAGGTAATGGTGTAGAACATGGCGCAGTCATCGCGCATTTCAGCAATTAGTTCAAGGCCCTTAACACAGGCCATCATCTCATTACGGCGGTGCGCTGGATTGCTGGAACTTGCAAGCACCACATCCTCCATGCTGAGCGTGTCGCCATCTTCGTTAATCAGATCATGGCTGCGGAAAAAATCCATCGCCTTACGGCGTTGTTCCCGCTTTTGCAACAGAATGTCATGGCTGACATAAGGTGATGCGTGCCGATGAACAAGGCACGCTGCCCGAAGCAACTCTTCCCGCCATTCGTTGCGGAGTTGCCATAGCTTACGTTGCCACCAGTCAGCACAACGCATACGGGCAAGCGCGCCCGGTATCAGCTCGTAGTTAATCGGGTTGCGGCGATTATGTTTACTTCGGAGCACTTCATAACCCGGCGGGATAACATCGAGGCGTGACACCTCAGCCGCCACACGACGATAGAGCTCCAGTATTACGATAGGAGAAGCTAATTCATCGGTCAGCATCTCGTCGCAAAGCTGGATAAAAATCATATCAATGTGCGCTGCGACTAGCGTTGAAAGCCGCTTAACCTCCCGCTGATTCAGCTCAGCAAGTCGAAGAAGTTGATCAAGGCTATCCCTGCCAGCCATCGCCTGGAATGACAGCGACGCCTGGTTAGCACGGACAGCGTCAATCCTCGCTAATGAGGGGGTAATGACCTCCTTCAGATAGGTAGGTAAATGGCGCTGGTCTTCTGATTTTTCTAAATACTTAATCCTTGATTCCAGCTGCTTGCGCAGGAAACCTGGCAGGCTGGCGACGTCATCACGAATCAGGGTAAGAGGATCAACGCGATGGAGTTCTGCGTGTCGCTTAGCTTTCTCAATCAGCGCATCATTCAGTTCGTCATGGAGCCAGGGATCGCAATGTGCAACAGAAAAGAGGTACTCTTCTGCTGCACGACTCATTGCTTCAGCCTGCTCGCGTTGCTCGCTTTTATCCTGCTCATAAAGCGCAATCCAGACGGCCAGCGAAGAGGGTTTCCGTGCAGGCACATCAACAGCATAAGGGTTTACTGGCTGCCTTCTGGCATTCCAGCTCCATGCCAGGGGTGTGGAATCAGGCATAACTCACCTTCGAATCTTATTTTACGAAGCCAACGCCTCAACAAGCTGGCGCAGCAAACACTTCGGCATATGTCGCATCGCCCATCACCGCCCCACAGTCCGGACAACCTCCGCCACCAGAACGACCGCAACCACCACACACACGAAGTACGCCAATCACTTCGCCCGCCATATCGCGGGTTTTGGCGCTAACGGAACGTCGAACGCTGAAGGCGTGGAGATTGAAAGCGGAGTAGATCTCGCGGGTTTCTGGTGTGTCGCTATTTGAGATGACCGAGCGCGTGCCATGCCGGCGATTAACGTCCAGTACCGTCGAGACCAAAGCGCGATGGTCGTCCAGGGTAAATGGCTTGCCGTAAGCGGTGAAATTGGCTGTTTTGCTAGTCGGGATGTACGGCGGATCGCAGTAAATCACGGAGTCGAGGCGGTTCTTCGCAACATACGGAATGGAAGAGCGAAAATCATGACAAAGAAAAAGCGCGTGAGTATCCCTCGCCTTTTCGGAAAACAGGCGCATTTCGGCTTCTGGAAAATAAGGTGCCTTATAGCTCCCAAAGGGGACATTGAAACCGCCATCCCTGTTGGTGCGATAAAGCCCGTTAAAGCAGTGGCGGTTCAGGTATAAAAATGATGCAGCCCACCGTACAACGTAATCATCTGCACACTCGTCATCCCACGACAGGTGGTTGAACAACTTGCGCTCTTCGTAATAGCTATCTTCGTTATTGCCATTTCTGAATATGTTCCTGGCGACCAGTATCAATCTTTCTGGGGTTTCCCTGAGCGCGCGGAAGAAATTAATCAGTGCGCGATTGCTGTCACAAAGCACATAACGGCGGTACTCCGTATTCATAAATACAGTACCGCTGCCAACAAATGGCTCAATCAGGCAATCAGCTTTCGGCAGGTACTTCAGCAGCTGCGGCATAACGCGGGTTTTGCCGCCCGCCCATTTCAAAGGTGACTTAATCATTTGCGACACTCCTGGTTGTAGGTTTCATGGGTCATCAGCCGCCACTGCTTACCACCGTTTTTGCTGAGCAAACGCCAACGGAGGCCAATACGGATCACGAGATAGGCGTGTGGCTTGACGCGAGAGTAATTACGCTGGCCGCGAGAAAAGGATTTCAGGGCGGCAAGCGCCCTGTTACAAACCGGCAGCGGCGCGTTGCAAACAACTGACAGATGCGAATGCATAGCAGCCCTCAGATTGATTCAATGTGTGGTGAGGTCAGGCGCTGCCAGATTTCGCAGACTTGCTCCGCTTGATAGAGCGCGTCAGTGAGCGTGTAACGTGCAAGTGCGCTCCTCGCGTGAGGTGCATAATCTGTGGCAGCGGCAAGGTCGAGAAGTGAATGAATGCAGCGGAATTTTGTACCTTCAGGAAAGATGCCAGACACCTCTGAGCGATCCACGGCGTACCGAAGCGAAACCAGTTTTTCCTGGGTATCTTTGAACCATACAAACAACGCAGTGTTCTGAGGGCGGGTGTTATCAGCAATGAAACCAGCAAGCTCGCAAAGGACATCCTCTTCAGTTGCGGTTGCACTCATCACTTCTGCACGCCAGTGAGAATCTTTTTTCATCCAGTCAAATGCGGTCTGGATACTGAGGCGCCCCTTCAGGCTTTGCGCTTTACGGATGTCGATAGAGGAGTAAAACTTCTTCCCAATCTGACCAGTTGACGGCTCAAAAAACACAGCCTCAATGGCACACAAAGGAGAAGACTGTTTCTCGCTGGTATTAATCAAATCAATCATTAAATGGTTCATTGCTCTTAGTCCTCGCTGATTGGTAGTTCGCGGTGACTGATCCACCGCTCGACTGATGAATAGATCTCTTCCGGGGTGAGGCTTTCCTTTTTCAACTGGCCAACGAAAATGCGCAGCAGACCCAGAAGATGGGCGCGTTCGCGCTTACGTGCGTTGGCACTTATTTCCACAAACTCTGGATCGCTAATTTTGTTTTCAAGCTTTATCGACGTGACCGACATTCAACCTCCTGAAAAAGGCAAAACGAATCCCCGGCAAAGTGAATGCCGTTATTTTTAAAGCTGGTTAATTATTTGTTGTAGCGTGGTTTTCTTTTAATCTGCTTAAATATCCTTTCATGCCAGTAATACATGAAATCAATAAAGGTCATTCGAGCGCGTTCGTGATTACCGCGAATTGCCTTTTCTAGCCCAAAAATTATTAAATCTTTAGTCGGGCTTTTTGAAGTAATGGTGATACGAGCACCGTTTTTTAGATGTACAGTGAACCCCTGCTCTGCACTTTCCATCGCCTCTCGGATCAGCATTTCCTGTTCCCAAGATGTTTTTTCTTCGGTGAACATGGCGTACTCCGATAATCAGTTAAAGCGAGGTGGCTCGAGCCGCCAGGTGGCTTTAGTTCCCAGTTTCAGGTGTTGCAAGATCTCCGGGGTAACTTCTACGGTTACCGCCGGCGTCTTGGCAAACACCATTGCCTTCTTCAGTTGCTCAGTGTCGAGTGATAACAGGTCGTATGGTTTAGGGATGTCGCCATCAGTCACGGCAATGATGATGTTGCGGAGTTCTTCAAGAGTGCATTCATCATTCTCGCCTTGAAGCATCGCGAAATGATAGAGGTGGGATACGCCGTGGCGTAAGAGCTGAAGAGAATAATCATGATTCCATTCCAGAAACTCTTTATTGAAATGGAAGCATTGTAAAAGCGAATTAATTTTATCTGCATATTCGAGTTTCATTTTCGCCCCCAGAGATTAAAAAGCAATGAAGCGCTTTTTACTCATGATTCTGTCAATCGTCCGACATGCTTCTGATAAAGCAAAGTCAATGCCGTAATAAAGGCCTTTGTGCGTAATTTGATAGCGCTGGCGGTTGTACGGTTTTTTGCGTGGGAGTTTCAGAATAGTAAAACCACAGTAGAGGCAGGTTTTGCTATTGAGTTGTGATACCGATCCGCGTCTACCGTTCTTCATGTTTCATCTCCTGAAACCGGCTATCGACCTGGCTCACCGAGACCAAGCCACATCAACCACCCTTCCCTGATCTCCTTCGGACGACTTTCGTAGGCTAGTTTCATGCCGTTGTTCCAGGCCGGAAGGTAAACCCAATATTCGCCAGCACGACCAGAAGTTGATTGCGGATCGGTCATTTCGATAACAGGTAGCTTCCCTTTTTCGATCATGCCTCTAACTGCCGCAGGAGTTTTGCCGATGAGTCTGGCGAACTCCTGATAAGGAACCGCATCGGTCGTACTTATGATTTGCTTTACCATTAACATTTCCTCGTTAATCGGTTCATGGATTGCTCTGAATGGCTTATAGTTGGCTATAGTGTTCAATACTAAACACCTAACGGTTTACATCTAAACACCATACTATTGAGATCTAAACACCATGTCAAACGCGTTAAACGAGAAAATCGTCTTAATCAGAAAGTCTGAGTATCTGAGTAGACAGCAACTAGCTGATCTAACAGGCATTCCATATGGGACTTTAAGTTATTACGAAAGTGGGCGTTCAACCCCTCCAACCGACGTAATGATGAAGATTCTGCAAATACCTCAATTCACTAAGTACACACTGTGGTTTATGACCGATCAGGTTTCGCCTGAGGCCGGTCAAATCGCACCGGCCCTCGCACACTTTGGGCAAGACTTAACAACCTCGCAGCACTCAGACCAAAAGACTGGTTAATAATTAACCAGTCTTACATATATTCTAAATGCTTATTATTGGTTGAAAAGTATCCATCACATTATTGCAAAGAGTTAAAAACTAAACGTAAGCACACCCATCGGAGGGATTTCTTATGACAATTAAGAAACTCGATGATGGTCGATATGAAGTGGACATAAGACCTGCCGGGCGCAACGGAAAGCGCATCCGCAGGAGATTTGACAAGAAGAGTGAAGCGGTAGCATTTGAGAAGCACACGCAGTTTAACCACCACACTAAAGAGTGGTTATCAAAACCGACAGATAAGCGGCATCTGTCTGAGTTAATACAGATCTGGTGGAATTTGAAGGGAAAGCACGAGGAACATGGACGGATAAATCGCAATAAGATTGAGACGTTCTGTAGGATGACTAACGATCCTTGTGCATTTCAGATTACGAAAGCACTGATAAGTCAGTACTACTCAGCGAGAAGAAGCCAGGGCATTAAAGCTTCGACCATAAACCGCGACCTCAATAGCACCAGTGGCATGTTCACTGCGCTTATTGAAGCCGAATTGTTCTCTGGTGAGCATCCAATTCGGGGCAGGAAAAAGCTGAAGGAAGAAGTACCTGAAACCGGATATCTCACCGAAGGAGAGATAGCTCTTTTGCTCTCAAAGCTCGATGGCGACAACAAGAAGATCGCAATCCTCTGTTTAAGCACCGGTGCTCGTTGGGGTGAAGCGGCACGACTCAAGGCGGAAAACATCATACAGAATCGCGTAACGTTCGTTAAAACCAAGAGCAACAAGCTGCGCACTGTTCCGGTATCAGCTGAAGTTGCGAAATTTATAGCCGGTGGTAAGCGAGGTTTGTTGTTTACCAGTGCGTCATATATCGACTTCAGGCAGACACTTCGGGAAGTAAAGCCAGATCTCCCGACTGGTCAGTCTACGCACGCCTTGAGGCACAGTTTCGCGACGCACTTTATGATTAATGGGGGAAGCATCATAACGCTACAAAGGATCCTCGGGCACGCCCGAATTGAGCAAACGATGGCTTATGCTCACTTTGCACCTGAGTACTTACAGGATGCCATTTCTCTTAACCCGTTAAGAGGTGGTATTGATGCGGAAAATGTCCACATTATGTCCACACTTAGGTAGTAAAATATGGCTTTCGACGGTGTTGTGTGCCGCGCAACCCGCATTCCACTGTTGAAAGCCACGACTACCAGGTTTAGGTAATGCACCCGACGGGGCTTTTTTTCCCCGCTGCGATCGCAGGTATTCCCTTCATTAATGTGTTAAATTTGTTGTATCTATGTTTACTCTTCGTTGGTAGCCGTTTTCCAGCATAAATGACTGACGGCCCCACCCGCGATCGGGAGCCGTACATTCATGTCAGATTTTATTCTTGCTCGCGTCTCGCAAACGCTCGCCACTGAACATTCTCTCGAAATGTTAGTCAGGCAGCTGCTTGAGATGCTGGAGCTTGTGACCAGAATGGAGTCAACTTATCTGACTCGTATTGATTTAAAAGCGCAGCGCCAGCTGGTGCTGTACGCGCATAACAGCAGCGAAATGCAGATCCCGGAAGGGTTTTCGGTGCCGTGGAATGAGTCGCTGTGTAAACGTGCAATCGATGATAACTGCCAGTTCAGTAACGATGTCAACACCCGCTGGCCGTCGTGCATCGCCGCTCAGGGGCTGGGGATTATCACCTTCTTCAGCATTCCCGTGCGCCTCGCCGATGGCTCGCTGTACGGCACATTATGTGCAACCAGCCGCAATAAGCAGCCCTATAACCTCGAAGGCGAGCAGGTGATGGCGCTGTTTGCCAACTTAATTTCTCACTATGTTGAGAAAGAGACGCTGGTTGATCAGCTTCGCGCCGCCAACGTCGCGCTGGAAATGCACTCCTATACCGACGAGCTGACCGGTTTAGCCAATCGCCGGGCGCTGTTTAAGCATCTGTCGTCAATGTTTCCCCGCGAGCGCGAACAGCAGCGCAATCTGCTGATGATCTTTATCGACCTTGACGATTTTAAAGCGATAAACGATCGCTTTGGTCATCAGTGCGGGGACAGCTTTTTGATCCAGATTGGCGAACGGCTGAAGGCGCATATTCGCCAGGGAGACCTGGTGGGACGTCTCGGCGGTGATGAGTTTTTAGTCGTCGGCACCGAACTGGACACGCTGCAGCAACAGTCCTTTGTTGCGACCCTGCGGCAGGCCTTATGTGGGGTTTACTTTCTTGGCGAACACCGAATTAACTATCCTGGCGCCAGTTTTGGTATCACAGAGGTAAATCCCCAGGTTCTGGATGTCGAAAGTGCGCTGCGCGCTGCGGATGACGCTATGTATCAGGATAAAAAGTCCCGGCGGCGGGATTCCTTTCTGAATATTGATTAAAACCTGACGGCGATATCCAGTATGATAGCGAGGTTTTCCGGTAAGCTGTTGCGATGCGGCGGCTTAATGGTTTTGTGGCAGGACAGGTCATATTTTTAGCTTCAGGGGTAACATCATGAGATTGGGTATTCTTTTCCCGGTGGCCATTTTTATCGTCGCCGTTGTTTTTCTCGGTTGGTTTTTCGTCGGCGGCTACGCGGCTCCGGGCGGCGCGTAA